TGTAGCGCAGGCCGGTGTCGTCCACCTCGAGGTCGAGGGTGCCGTTCGTGGTCCGCGCCAGCGGCACGCCGGTGTGGTTGATGAGCAGCCGCACGTCGTCCTGCATGACGCCCTCGAATGCTCCGCGGGCGATCCGCTCCTTGAAGTAGCCGATGTCGGTGATGTCGTCAAATACGGCCGCGTAGCCGCTGACGGTGAGGGTGTCGTCGGAGGCGGCACGCACCTCGCTGACGCGCAGCTCCACCGCCTCGCCGTACTGCGAGCGCACCTGCTCGGGCGCCTCAGGCGTTGTCGTTGTCTGTGTCATTGTTTCCGTTGTATTCGTTCGCTTCCATGGCGCTCGATTCGCTGCCCTCGTGCGCAGCTGTCTCGCTGCTTTCGTGGGCGAGCTTTTCGCTATACTGCCCAAAGTACTCGAGGGCAATCTGGTTCACCTGCACCGTGTGCACGTCGCCGCCGGTCACCGGGTTCATGTCCTCCTTCATCCGCACCTCGTTGATGGAGACCACGCCGGCCTGCAGCATCTGGGTGTAGAAGTTAGCGCGGGCTGCCATGTCGCCGCGGTACAGGTCAGTCATGTCGTGGCGGCTGTAGATCTGCGGGCGTTGGAAGCTTTGGATGAGCTTGCGGTCTACCTCTTGCTGCAGCCGTACCGCCCAGGGCGTGATAGTGTGGCGAGCGAATTGGATGGACTGCTGCTCGACGTTGTTGAATGTCGACTGCCCCGGCACCTGCACCAGGTCGGGCGGCACACTGAAGATGCGGCAAATCTCCTCCGCCTGAAACTTGCGCGTCTCGATGAACTGCGCCTCGTCGGGCGGAATGGTGAGCGCCTGGTACTTCATGCCGTACGACAGCAACTTCACGCCCGCGTCGCTGCTCTCCTTCCACGACTTCGCCAGCTGGGCGAGCTGCTCCGCCTTCATCGGCTGCTCAGGAGCGAGGATGCCGGTCGGCCGTGCACCGTTGCCGAAGTAGTCGGCGCCATAGTCCTGCACCGCCTTCGCCAAGCCGAGGTTCTCGCGGTGCATACGGAGCGGGCTCATGCGGCCATGGTTGGCCAGCTCGAGCATGTTCTCGGGGCGCACGATGCCGAGGTCCTTGACGACGTACACCTTCTCGCCTGCGATAATCTTCGGCTCGACGTCGTAGTAGTGTAGGATGTCGAGCTGGGTGGCGTCGCCGCGGTTGTCGCGGGTGATCATGGCGTAGCCTACGCCGTACATGAGCGCTTGGGTGTAGAGCGCCTCCCAGAACTCGTAGGCCGTCTGGTAGCCGTTGGGCTCGTACCGGCACAGGTCAAATGCCGGATGGCTTTCGGCCAAGGTCACCTCGCGCCCGCTGCGTTGGTAGATGTTGAGGGCGAGTGACGCACAGGTGGACGAAATCCGGTAGATGCACGCGTACACGGTCGAGAGCGCAAGGGCGCCCTGCTCGGTGACGGTGACGCCCGAGCCGGTGTTCATGAAGACGCCCAGCTCACGCGCGATGGTGGCGCTGTCGAACTTGCCCACACGGGCCCGCTTTTGGATGCCGAGGCGCTCGAGGATAGTAGCCATGTGCGTCAAAAGTACTCAAAGCGAAATAACGCCCCAGAACTCCTCGCCGCTGCCGCTCGTGCGGAAGTGGCTGTACTCGTTCATGGCAATGATGGAGGCGATGATGCCGTCTACCTTCTTGGTCTCGCTGCGTTCCTTGGTCACGCGCTTGTTCTCGTTGACGTCGGTGTACACCACCGCGCATCCCATCTGCCAGCGCAGCACCTCGTTGCCGCCGTGCACGATGTTTCCCTGCATCACCTGCATCTCGAACTCCTTGGTAGGCCCGTTCATGGTGGTGATGTTCTGCGCCATCGGCCGCATGTCGACGTCCTCGCTGATAAGCTCACTGACGATGTAGGTCGAGAATCGCGGGTCGTATCCGATGGAGCGCAGGTCGTACTTGGCGGCCGCTTCGAGGATGTGCTCTTTCACGATGCGGAAGTCGGTGACGTTGCCGGGCGTCACGGTGATGTGGCCCTCTTTCGCGTAGCGCATGTAGTCGATGCCCGCGCTCAGCTTCTTGCTTTCGGCCTTGTCCTGGTTGACAAACTGGTGAACTTTGAGGTAGAAGCAGTCCGCCTCGTCGTCGCGGAACAAGAGCGCGAACGCCGTGAGGTCGGTGGTGGAGGCCAGGTCGAGGCCGCCCCAGCAGGGGAGCCCGCGCAGAACCTCGTCGGGCGGGAGCGGGTCGGCACCGCGCATGAAGATGTCGTCGGGGATCCACGCGGTCTCAGCCGTCGTCCATACGTTGAGGTTCAGCCGCAGGAACGTGTTGAGGTAGCTGGGTACGTTCTTCGCTTTCTGCACCTCCTGCTCGAAGTACTCCTTGCGGCAGATGCTGCCATAGCCCGGGTTGGCTTTCTGCCAGGTCGCCTCCTGCGTCCAGTCGTCGTCGGGCTCCGCGCCATACAGCACCGGCAGGAACGTCTCGTCCACCAGCGTGCCGGCCTTCACTTGGCGAGCGTACTCGTGCACTTCCCAGCAGATGGAGTTCCGGTCGTGGCCCGCTGTGGTCAGGGCGATGATGAGCGGCTGGGTGCGGGCGCCGGTCGACGTCACCAGGACATCCCACAGGTCGCGGTTGGGCTGCGTGTGGAGCTCGTCGAAGATTACGGCATGGCAGTTGAACCCGTGCTTGGTGGATGCCTCCGCGCTGATTGACTTGTAGAAGCTCGACTTGTACTCCACCGAGTTGCGCAGCACCTTGCACCGTTTGCGCAGCTCGGGGTTGTTGTGGATCATCTCCTGCGCCACACTGAAGACGATGTTGGCCTGCTGCCTGTCCCCAGCAGCCGAGATAACCTCGGCACCTGGCTCGCCGTCGCTGAACAGCATGTACAGTGCGATAGCTGCCGAGAGGTTCGACTTGCCGTTCTTCCGCGGTATCTCGACGTAGCAGGTGCGGTACTTGCGTCGGCCGTCGGGCCGCTTCCACCCAAACAAAGGGCGGATGATGTCGTCCTTTTGCCAGGGCTCGAGCAGGAACGGCTTGCCGCCCAGCTCGCCCTTGACGTGGGTGCAGAAGCGCTCGATGAAGTTCACCGCACGATCTGCGGCCGCTGCGTCGTAGTGGTAGTCGGTCACCCGAAGTAGGTCTCCACGTCGGTCGGCTCCTCCGCCACGCCCTGCATCTTATTCTCGATGCGGGCGATGAGGGCCTGCTTGCGCATCCGCGCTTCCTTCAGCTGCTGCCACTCTGGGCGGGCCCGGCTGTAGGTGTCGCCCGACTTGCCCACCACTTGGTAGCAGGTGCCGTGAATATCGACGAACTCCTGCAGCTGGTGTTCCTCCACCTCCACGCACGCCAAGGTCCAAATCATCGACTCCATGCCGGGCGTCAAGTCCATGTATCCCGCGTATTCTGCGATGCGCTGGGCCAGCTTCTTCTCCTGTGCTTCTGTCATGGGGCGAATGTCGGGCGGTTCCCTTCTTGTTTCAAGTGCGCACAATGTGAACTGGTCTAACGGCAGGGATGACATGGCGTTCCGAGGCATTTTCCGCACCCCCTATCCCCTCCGTGCATGCGCTTCATGCGCGGTCTTGATGCCATGGCACCTCCTGCACAGCGTCTGCCAATTGGCTGAATCCCAGAACTCTCCACCGTCTGCGACTGCGATGATGTGGTCGACGAGCGTTCCGAGCTGGTCGCACCTAGTGCAGATGGGGTTGTTGCGCAGGTGTACTTCGCGGCCTCTGCGCCACTGCATCGACCAGTAGCGGGTGTCCTGCTGCACCGTCTCGAAGGGAATCTTCTCGCGGATCCATGGCGAGCGGCGCCGGCCTTTGGGTATGTACGCCATTACTTGGGGCGGAATGGTGGGTGGCCGGTAATCTCGTAGAGCCTGGTGAGCACCTTGGCCATGCGCCACTCGAAGATGCTCTTGTCTTTGTAGTCGCAGTATGTGGTCAGCAGTTCAAGCCGCTTACTCCTCAGCTCCTCCAACTCCTCCCTCTCTTCCGGCATGATGTCCCACTCGCTTGACACTGGCGAGAACTCCTGCACGCGCTTTAAGCACTCGTGCCATCTCCACCAGCTCTGCCACCTTGTACGCTCTGTGGTGGAGCGCTCGCTGCATAACTGCATGAGCTCGTCCCGGCTCTTCACGTTCGAGAGCGCAGCCAAAAAGCCATTGTTCTCCTGCTCGGTAAATGTTGCAGGAAACGCACTGTACGCGGCAGTTGTCCGGATCCCAGCGGGTAGCCCAAAAGCGGCGAGAGGCGAAATGTCCGCACTGCAGGCTGGTGACGTGGTCCTGCTTTCCGCAGGTGAAGCAGCGGGCGATGCCGTGTCTGTCTGCTGCTTCATAGCGCACCACCTTGCTGAACCACAGGTCGACCTTCTTCACCGCTTGGGCGTGTGTGGGCTGCTTGCTCTTGGGCTTGGCCTTGGGCTTGGTGTGCAGCTGCCTGCTCGCTTTGCTGTCTTTCGCCATCGGCCGACAAGATACTTTTCTTCGGCTTGTAGTCCGGAAGCTCGAGCAGGTCGGCGATGGCGGTGAGGCTGCGCACTGGCGCGCTGCCCGGTGTGGTCTGCGGGTAGACGTCGGGCAGGTACTTGGCCTGGTGCCGCTGGTGGTGGAGCGCCCGCTCGTTGGCGTACTGGCGCAGGCACTGGCGCAGCTGCGGCGCCTTAAAGCGTTCGAACCACTGCTCGTCGCCGAGGCGCCCGGTCCGGATCATGCTGAAAGCGTGTTGAAACTCACCGAGGGTCCACCCGTGAAACTCGTGCAGGACAGATAGGGCGTCGTCGTAGTCGGTGGCTGTCCGCATGGTCACCTTCACCTCGAGCGCCTCCACCAGTTCGCGGAGGGCTCGGATGAGGGCGATGTTGAGGGCGTCGGCGTCTGCTGCCAAGGCGTCGCGGAGGGCGACGGTAGTGCGTGCCTCGTTGAAGGTCTTAGGGGCGGTACTTGGCCACCAGGTGTGCGAAGTCGTCAGGGCCGATGTCGCGCCCTCGTGGGCGGTCGTTTGCAGGCCGTCGAGTTGTTCTTCCATCATCAAAAAATTGAGATTTTCCCTTAATAGTCTTTGTTGAGGTCTTTGTATTAGTCTTTGTATAGGTTGGTGCTCGTGGGTGAGCACCCCCCTGCTCACCGGTGAGCACCCCCCCGCTCATGGGTGAGCACCCCCCCGCTCGCTGGTGAGCACCCCCCCCGAGGCGAAGTTGGCGCCCAGTTCTGCCTGTGGGAACCTCCACCCGCTCGAGCCATGTGTCGGCCTCGAGCTTGGCGAGGATGCGGCGCACGCTGACGACGGACAGGTCGACGAGGGTGGCGAGGTGCTGGTTGCTAACCCAGCACGCTCTGCCGTTTGCCTCGAAGCTGTACACCTCCGCCACGATGATCCGCTCCACGATGGTGAGCTCTTTTGCAGACCACAGCCAGCCCGGGATATAAACGGCCTGCTCATCGGCTGTTGGCATTTACGGTGTGTTTTTACAGCGAACTGCTAAGCGCCGCTTAGAGGTTGCTATACTGCTCGTCATACTCCAGCAGCTCCTGCTGGTACATGACTTCGCCGAGGATTTGCGTCTCGGTGACGTTGCACTGGGTCACCATAGTGGGCATGTGCTTGAGGAGCCCCTTCGGGTTCTCCCTCACCCACTTGTAGACGGTCTGCTCGGTGACGCCGAACTGCGCGGCGGCCTGCGTTACGCTGCCGTAGTGCTTGCGCAGGAATGTTGCCAGGCTGTCCATCAGAACGGGAGGTCGGTGGTGGTGGATGGAGCCTCGAATGCTGGGGCCTGCGTCTGGCCCGTAGTGCGTCCGTAGACGATTTGCGACGGCTGCGAGGGCGCCTGCATCGTGTTAGACGCATTTTGAGGCACCGCCTTGCCACTTTCGGGAGCTGACTGACCCACTACCTTGGCTGCCTTCAATTCGACGTAATAGCGGCCGTTGTATTCGCGTGAATTTAGATAGAGCTCGAAGGTGAGCTCGACGTCGGTCCGGAGGGTGAGCGCTGTGGCTACGTCGTCCCCTTTGAACTCGATGGGGTACTTGTTGCTGCCGGCCTGCACCACAACGGTGCACACTTGGAATCCGCTGGCAAAGGTCTTGGGCTCGAGGATGTCAACCACGGTCCCGGTGAGAGAGAGTTTCATAGGTCTTGGGTTTAGTGTTTGAAGAATACGCGGCGCATCCACCGCGCCATGTCGGTCTGCGACCAGTAGCCGCGTGCGTCGGGTCGGGCCTGCGCCTGGGTGAGGCGCATGAGGTGCCAGGTGTAGCTGTCGTTGTCCATCGGGCCCCACAGGATGGCCGTCTCGGTCTCCTGATCATCCCACAGGTCGGACGCGGCCATCCTGTGGG